GTCAAGGTACGTTGTTTGTCGCTAAGTACGCAATGGGTCACGGAGTTCTCCGTCCTGAGTGTGCTATCGAACTAGTAGCGTAACGCTCTTCTCTCGGTGTTGGGGAGGTCTGTGATTCGTTCCGCTCCCCTCCACTGATTATTTTATCTATACTTATCATGGCTCTGACGACTAAACTAAATGCAGTAAATACAATGATCAGTGTTATCGGGGAAGCCCCGGTTAATACTCTCGGAGGTACAGCCGTTCCTGTATCAGTCGTTCAAGCAGAAGCAGTCCTCGACGAAACCAGTAGAGCCGTACAGTCAGAGGGTTGGCACTTTAATACGGAGCACGAGTACGTACTTACTCCTGACCTTGTTACGTCTAATATCAACTTACCAAGCAATACGCTTCGGGTAGACTTAGACCCAGAAATTTATACAGACAGCGATCCAGTACAGCGTGGATTAAAATTATACGACAGAAAGAATCACACGGATGTATGGACCAAAGAAGTGAAAGCTTCGATTACTTTTGAGTTAGAATTTACACAACTACCAGAACAGTTCCGTCACTACATAACAGTTAAATCTGCTCGTATCTTTGCTAATCGATTCTTAGGAAGCAGGGAGATCGAAGGGTTTGCTTTGCGGGATGAGATCGAAGCGAAAGCACGGGCGATTGATAGTGACTCTGAAAATGCAGACAGAACTATCTTTGACCACTACAGCGTACTAAGAGTATTAGACAGATAAGAGATGCCTCTGTTAGTAAACAGTGTACCGAATCTCGCACAGGGCGTATCACAACAGCCTGACAATCTCAGGTATCCCGGTCAGTGTGACGAACAAATAAATGCTTGGGCTACTGTTGTTGAGGGGTTGGTAAAGAGACCACCTACTACATACACGAAGAAGATAGACAGTAGTGATCCCGGTGCTAACTTATTCACACACTTCGTAAAGAGAGATGAAGATAACAAGTATTGCGTTACTGTGTCGTTGGGTGGTGTGGGTGTTATTAATTTAGAGGACGGCACGAACTACCCAGTAACTGTAACATCTATAGCTACTAGTTATCTTAGCGGTATAACAAATCCGTTAGCAGACTTACGAGCGTTAACAGTAGCTGACTATACATTCCTTGTTAATAACAAAAAAGAGGTAGCTAAAGATACAACTACGCTTAGTCAAGTACCGGATGATGAAGCTATTATCTTTGTTAAGTTAGGGGACTACGAGAAAGCTTACAGTATCTATGTTGATGATAGTTTAGTACCTTTAGTAAGTACATTGCAAGGTAGCGACCAACACGATTATCACGACTACACGAACACTAATCATATAAACCCTAGATTACAAGAAGCCACATATATTAGTGGACCCGCTTCTGTAGCAGGTGGCGGCTCTTTTGCAGATACAGAATACATAGCTAGAGATTTATATAACTGTTTAGAAGAAGAGTTGGGAAGTGGTTCTACTTTAGTAGGTATTGACTCTGTTGATATACTAACAGTAGGTACAGGGTACGGCAATTACTCTGATCGTCCGGCTGGGTTTTTAAGCGACTCAAACGTATATAAAATTGAAGTAGAGATCACCCAAAGCGATTTAACAGGTCTTATTATTGCAAGTGCTTTAGGATTGGGCACTATAAACAGCAGCGGCGAATTAACGGATGTTGAGATAGTAAGAAAAGGTAGTAACTTTAATCCAGCCAACCCCTTTGATTTTACTGTAAGAGAATACTTAGACGCTGGAGGAGGTGTATGGAAGATTTATAGATCAGCTTCTCCAACACCACCTACATTTGATACGCCTGTTACCTCTAGCAGATCATCTTTGGAGATAGAACGAAACGGTAGCGTTATTCGTTTAAGAAGTAATGATGGACCTTTTAAGGTAAGAGTAGCGGATGGTCTATCTAACGAAGGCTTAGGACTAGTTTATAGAGAAGTTACTAGTATAACAGATTTACCTAAATCGTGCTTCAAGGATTTCACTGTAAAGGTGATAGGAGATGCAGATATAGATCAAGATGATTACTTTGTAAAATTCTCTACGAAAGAAAAAGAAGAGTTTGGTGAGGGTACATGGGTGGAGGTTGCAGGGTGGACATCCGACGGCACAGCCACTGATGAATTGGAAGCAATACCTATTAAGTTGGATAGAGAAACTATGCCTATCACGTTGGTTCCTGTTTTAAACGGAAGTGGTGATATAAGCTCTTTTAAGTTACAATCGCCAGAGGAAGATAAAAATTCAAAGGCTCCAGCAGAAGATGGTTGGCGTACTAGGAAAGCAGGTAACGACGAAACCAACCCATTCCCATCTTTCGTAGGCAGCACAATCAACGATGTATTCTTCTTTAAGAACCGTTTAGGATTCCTCACAGATAGTAATGTAGTATTTAGCGAAGCAGATGAATACTTTAACTTCTTCCGTACTACTACACAACAGCTGTTAGACAGTGCACCGATAGATGTTGGATTAAGCCACACAAAAGTAGCTGTTCTTCAACACGCTGTGCCGTTCCAAGAGAAGCTGATGTTATTCAGTAAGCAGTCACAGTTTGTATTACGTGGAGCAGATATATTAAGTCCTAAGACTGTAGCTATATCTCCTGTTACTGAGTACGATATATCAGACAGTGTACAACCAATAGCTCTAGGTAATTATATATACTTTACTTTTAGGCGGAATGACTTTGAAGGGATGTACGAATACTTTGTTGATAACAACACAGAGACATTCCACAGCGAAGAGATAACCTCTCAGATTCCTAAGTACATAACAAAACAAGTAGAGAAGATAGCTGGTTCACAAGCAGAGAATACTATTGTTGTTGGTACAAGCGGAGATCGTAATACATTGTTTGTGTATAAGTACTTCTGGTCGAACAAAGAAAAGATACAAAGTGCTTGGATGAAGTTCACCTTTGGTCGGGAGATACGAGGTTTTGACTTTATCGACAGTAACTTGCATCTGTTCACTAAGGACGACGACGGGTTACACCTAGAGAAGCTTACACTTGAAGACGGTATAAAAGATGCTGGGTTAGATTATACGTTATACTTAGACAGTAAGATAGATGGCAGTAAATTAACTACTAGCTACGACGCTGCTGATAAGACTACTACGATTAGTGGTTTCCCGTATGACCCAGAAGATGTTACTGTATACACAAAGAACGGACATAATGTAGCTTTTACTAGGACATCAGCTACGGCAGGTACAGTTGGTGGTGATCTTACATCTATCGATTTTGTAGCTGGTATCCCGTACAATATGTTGTACAGGTTCTCCGATCAAACACTTAAGCAACCAACAGAGCGTGGCGGAAGAAGTGCATCTGATTACGCTTTTCAAACGATCCGTAACGGTAGTATAAACTATGCAGAGACTGGACACTTCACTGTAGAAGTAACTCCGAAGTACAGAGATAAGTATACATACGCATTTAATCCTGACATCCTCGGTGCTAACTTAACACTTAATGCTTTTACCCCACAAGACGGTCACTTCCGATTCCCTGTACAGTGCCAACCTAACGACGCAAAGATAGAAGTTGTTACCGATTCTGCTTTACCAGTTAAGCTATTAGCGGCAGAGTTTGAATCGATGATGATACCAAGGAGCAGACGTTATGGAGCTTAGGATAGATGAAGCACAACCTGATATGGATGCTGTTGATCTGTACGAAGACCTGCGGGAAGAAGATATGTTAGAGATACTCGGACTTATGCACCACCCACGAGACGCTGTTATTATGTCTTACGCATGTAGTACAAAGTGTTACAGTGTAAAAGATGAGATGAATAACTTATATTGTTCTTTTGGTGTATCTGCTATCAACGGTACGAATATCGGAAGTGCTTGGTTATTAGGTACTAGAAGATTACCAAGGATCAAGAAGTTCTTTTTGAAACACTCACGGGAACGCATGATGGACTTGTTAGACGGATACGATTATCTGACGAACTATGTGATGCGTAGTAACAAGTTGAGTATTAAATGGTTGGAGTGGTTAGGTGCAGAGTTTAGCGATTGTCAGTACGAAGGCTATCTGTCATTTATATTAGAGAGGAAGTAACATGTGTGTACCATTAGCAGCAGTATCCGCAGGGATAGGAGCATTGTCAGCAGGGCTATCGTTCGTGGGCCAGCGTCAGCAAGCTAGAGCACAAGCTCAATACCAAGCACAAGCAGCAGCTGCTGAACGTCAACGCTTCCAACAAGAACAAACCTCGATGCGTATGCGTCAAGCACAAGAGCAAGAGGCAGTCGGACGGGAACTTGAGCAAGTAAGTCGTAAGTCACAAGCTGCACTTGCACGGGCTAGAGTATCTGCTGGAGAAGCTGGAGTAGCTGGTGCATCTGTACAAGCGTTAATGGATGACTATATGAGACAGGAAGCTGGATACAGAGCTGCTACATTACGACAACAAGAACTCGGCGGTATCGCTACAGGTATGGGTCTGGAACAAGCAGGGTTTGCTACACAACAACGTCAGATCGGTATTAACCAACCAATAGATAGACCTAGTGCTTTTGGTGCTTTACTTCAAGCAGGGCAACAAGCTGTCAGTGGTTATTCGACGGGCTTACAAATGCAAAGTATGATGGGAGGCGGTGGAACTACAAGAGCATTACAATCTTATACAGCTCCGAGAGCTATCGGTAGATCGAATGTTAAAATCGGAGGCGGTTACAAAATATTATAATGGCTAAAGAACGAGTACAAGTACAAGGGTTGGGAGACGCAGTTCCCGGCATTCAGCCGACTATTCAACGGGGCGGTCAGTACGCCGTGCAAGTTCAACGAGCAGGTCGGAATAAGTTGATGGACTTGGCTGATGCGTTGGGTCAAGTTAATCCGTTATTACAACAGTACGGTGGGTTACAAGACACTCAATATAAACTGGGCTTAGAACAGGCAGCTTTAGTGGAAGAGAAGCAAGAGATTGAGCAGTTAAAAAATACTAAGGATGTAGGTTTCTTTGATCCTTTAGCTATGAATGCTCGCAATCGTGGAGTTAGAGATGGCTTATTGAAGCGTTATATATCTAACACCATGGTTCCTAATCTTAGTGCTAAAACTGATGAATTAATAGATGTACAGAAATACACTGAAGATGAAGACTTCTATGCAGCTGTTGACAACGAGATTGCTAAGGAATGGCAGGGTCTTGTTAATCAAGTGGGAGAAAGAATAGCTAATACGACAGCTTCCAAAGCTCTATGGAATACAGTAGCACCTAGATACAGAGCTGAATTA